TGTACCACCTGCACCATAAGAATTTTGAGCTGCTAACATATCGTCAATATCAAATCCGAAATCTCTGTCAACAAAGATTACATTTTCTTCAATTGAACCTTGCTTATCTAAGCGAGAGATGATAGCATCAAAGTCAGCTAAAGCCGCAGGGTTACCACCGCTCCATACATTTCCACGATTCTCTACCACATAGAAGATACCTTCAGAACCTTTATTACCTACTTGGTCTGATGTTACCTGTGCTAATACACCTGAACCTCCTTCAGCAGGAACTGCTTCAAGCATTGATGTTTCAAGATAGTCATCAAAACGCAAACGAGTTTCGTGCTCACTCTTTAGATACCATAGGAATCCTGTGCTGCCATCTTCAGTTGTTACTTCAATCCAACCAATCTGAGCCATATCAGAACCACTCACGGTGTAAGTATCTTTAAGGATAATTGGTGAGTTCTCAAAGACGAAATCTTCAGCCTCTAAAGAACCTTCCATTCCAAGTGTTCCTTTTCTAAATTCTGAACCATAGATAAATACTGTCAAATCAGGAGCATCTATTGCTGAACCTCCTGTAAAACCCGTACCCTCATAAAAGGCAACTGTAAATTGGTCATTAGTTAAGTCGGTCTCTATAACGATACCCTTGTTTTCACCTGAGCCATCATTTCTTGACACAACTACTGTTTGACCTACTCTAATTGCTATTTGAACTGTTGCTCCTGAACCCGGTGCTACTGTTGAATCAAGAGGGTCAAGGGTGTCATTTACTTGAATAACAATCTCGCCCGCCCCAACTACGGGTACTGTACCGCAGTCTATATACTTGGTGTGTAATCTTCCTTGCTCTGCCCATTTTATAAGGTCTGAGTTAGAAGGGAGTTCTGCTCCTACTAAGCGTAGAAAAGAACTTACTGTTCTATTACCATAACGCTCAAATTCCTTTTCATAAGTATCAGGAAGATACTGATTCAAGAAATTAAAGTCGGTAATATAATTTGATGCCAAAGCGACTTGATTGCTACTTGGTTGCAATTGATAAGTCGGTGTGGCTGCTATTGAACCTGCCATAATTTTAAAATTTTTAAATGTTTAACTTTTTTTACTTCTTATTTTTAATCCTCTTCCCGAATCTGTGTTTAATGATTTATACTGAGTCCCGCCTTTACGAGTTACTTCAGGTGTCTTGCGGTCTGACATATTAATATTTTTTGTCTTACGCATCACATCCTCTGTAGCCTCTGATTTGCCCTGCTCATAAAAGAACTGTGCAAACTTTTCAGGATTCATTGCAACTGCCAAACTCTTGTGATAACCTTCTGCGTCTTTTAACATACCATTCTCATCAATAAACTTTGCAGTCCAATTAGATGGGTCTGCGTGAATCTTATTCAGTTCACTATAACCTGATGGTGCATAAGACACCGTGCTTTCCCCTACATTAAATTCAAAACCTTTGAACTCAGGATTAAACACATTGTTAAGCTTCTCTAAGTACCACTCTCTCTTTCGGGAAAGTTCTTCTTTCTGAGTTTTCGCATCTGCGACATACTGCTTGTAGCTTTCGTATTCTTCATCAGGAACATTTGAGTTGACAGGTTCAATTGACTCAATTGGCTGCTTGTACTTCTCCTGCATATCTGTAAAGTAATTCTTAGCTTTAGCAATAGCCTTCTTTTTCTTTAACTTAATCTTTTTAATGTCTGACTCGTCATCTATATCCTCATCAAATAAATACTCCTCCATTAGAGTATCAATATCATCAGAGTCAAGACCTTTTTCGGTTAAGCTAAAATATTTTTTTAGTAAAGAGTCAGGCTCAACAGTATCATAGTCTTTTTGTAATTCAACAAACTCATCAATGCTTCTACCTGTCTCTTTTTTAAACTTAAAATAAGCGGCAACATCATCAGGTAATTCTTCAGATTCTTCTCGCTCAGTCATTAAGTCATCAAAAGAGTTTATCTCTTTTCCATATCTTTTTCCAATATATGAAAGAACATCTTCTTCTTTTAATTCAGGTGGTGTAGCATCTTCTACATTCTCATTAGCATCTTCTTTAACTACCTCTCCTGCACTTTCGTTCTCAAGTTTTTCTTCGTGCTTCTCAAGTAACTCACCCTCTAATTCCTGAACGGACTTCTCTTGAGCAGCACTAACTTCTTTTACTTTTAATTCCATAAGATTATTATTATATTATAATTAGACAAATTTAATAAATATTTTTAATAGTTTTTTACTTTTCGTTTCCACCAATAATCATACTCACTATTGCTATCATAGCCATCATCACTCCTGCTACCGTATCTCTTACTTTAGGGTCAAGATGTTCACCTGTTATAACCGCCCTTATAAAAGTTAATATTATAAACAAGCCTATAAAGACTATTATTAATATAGATAGTCTATATTTCTGATTGCTATTCATTTATTATCTTGGGTCAAACTCTGATAAGTCAAATCCGTCTAAGCTATCTTCATTAGACTCAAAACTTTTAGGAGGAAGATTATTCTTTCTCTGATTTATTAATTGAGACTGCTCTGTGTTCGCTTGACTAATCCTATCAGACTTTGCTGTTTCTCTTTGCAATTCTCTGTTAGCCAATGAGGTTTCACTAATATCTCTTAACTTCATATTATAATTAAACTCTTCAGCCATTAGATGACTCTTGAGTTCTGCTTCTGATTTTTGTTTCTCCATCTCAAATGCAATCTCAGCCTGTTTTAATTGCATCTTTCCCTGTAACTCAGCTTGTTGCTGTTGCATTGCTAACTGTGCAGTCATCTCCTGAGACTTTAGATTTTGCTGTGCAACCATCGCTTGTTGTTGCATAGCCATCTTCTCTTCTCTTTCCTGAAGGGCTTTTCGTTTAACTTTTAATAATTGATTGGCGAGTTTAATATTTTTTATCTCCCTTATATCAATTGCATCTTCAAGATTAATATCACCTTTAGATAGAGCCATCTGAATGTTTGCTTCAAGCTGAGCCTTCTGTTCCTCATCCGGTGCTACTTCAATAAATATTCCAAAGTCATATACATATAAGTCCTGTATCTGATGTAAAATACTTACATTATATTTCCCTATAGCATTAGCAAAATCATCTTTAAAGTCTGCATACTCTAATATATCTGCAACTCTGTATGTTAGTGCCTCTGCTAATGTCTTGTATATATATAATGATGCATCAAGTATATGTCGTGTTGCTACATTAGAATTAAGTGCAGCCAACTTTTGTAGTCCTACTAATGAGTTGGGGTCAGGTGTTGATGCATCTCTTGCCTCATTTAATCCAGTTACCTGCCTAATCATTCCTAAATAGTGATTATAGTTAGATATAAGCATCTGTGTTTTGGATACACCTGAAGATGATTGTAGTTCTTTAATAGGTACTTTTCCCTGATTGTATTCACCTTCCTGTGTATAGCTTCTGCCAATAACAGAACCTGTTTGGAAATATAATCTTAGAGCGTCTTCAGGATTATATGCATTCCCTGTTCCTAAGTCTACCTCATTTAATCCATCGGCATCTATGTACACACCATCAGGCACAACTCGTGCTATAACTTGTTGTAACTTCAGGTGGGTAATTTGAATTAAATCAGCGAATGGTATCATTCTTCGTGTCAATGATTCTATTACACCCTTATACATTCGTGGTGCAACAGCAACATAGTTTGGGAGTGCGTGTTGTTGTGTGGATTTAGGCCGCACCATATTCTTAGCAAGTTCCCATTTAAGTATAATGTTTGTTCCCATTACCATTACACCATCATACCATACATCAATAGTCTTTTCTATTTTCTCAAAATTCCCCTCCTCCATCATTTCTGTCGGAGGATTAAATTGGTCATCCTTTTCAATAATTCTTGACCCACCATTCTCAAGTATTTTTTTCTTATATACTATTTTTTTAGTGGTCTTGTAATTGAAATACATCAAGGTACAGCTATCTCTATAAAAGATATCATCCTCATAGAACTGTGCTACATTATAGTAATCATACCAAGACTGACTGTACTTGCTAATTTCCTCTAAGTCAGCAGTCGTTAATGATTGGTCTATCTTCATTAGTTCTGTAAGCGGTAGTGTCTTTATCTCTCCCCAATAGAAACAATCCTTAAAGTGAGGGTCTTCTGTATAGCTATACACAATATTGGCAGGGTCAACATAATCTATCTGAACTCCTGAGCCTTCTAAAAATGTGTGCTTGGCACAAGAGATTCCTAACACAGTTAAATCGTAATCTAATCTTTTACGGATTTCGTTATAGTGATTAGTTTCAAACAAGGTATTTATAGCAACCTCTTCTGCTATCTCTATAGCAGGTTTAAAATTAAGCTGCATATATAAATTAAGCTCTTCATCTGTTTCAGGTAGGTCATCCGGATTCATAATAAAGGGGTCTACTCCTGTCTTCTGCTGTATGGTAGAGAGTACATCCTTAGCGACCATCTGTCCCTCAATCATATCCTGATACTTAGAACGCTTCGCTTGAGACATAGCATCTTGAGCGTAAGCTTTTACATCAAACATTCTGTCATTCATACCATTGACAACGACATCAATAAACTTAGGGATGATAGGAACAGGTGTCCAATCTAAGTTTAGATAACTTAAATCTCCATCAACAGATAACTCGTTCTTATATTTTCCAACGGGCTGCTCTCCCCTTGCGTAAAGACGCAGCCTATAAAAGTCTCGCCATTGATTATAATACCTACATTGATTCCCATCTTTTCTAAACCATTCATACTGAATAGCCTGACCTACCATAAGTCCGAACTCATCTGTCTCTTTTTCTGAATCAGAAACAAACTGACTTGGAAATCCTGTAGATGAAATATTTATTTTTATATCCTTCATCTATCTTATTATTTCGCTAAGTGTACCTTTATTATTATACCTTGCAAAGTTAATCATAATTTTGGACTCTTTTTTCTCAGGTAAATACTGATGCTTTTGGTTAGCCATTATAGCTAATCCTGAGCTAATAGATGCATCAAACTTTGTCCTATTACTTATATCAAACTTTGCCCAATCTTCCAATGTTCTTGTGAACGGCATTTGTCCCATCTCATCTTCATTCTTTAACCCTATATGGTTTTCTATATAAGACTCAATTGCGGATGCGTGAGACTGTTTTACATCCTCAGATGAGTTAGGTATACCCCCCAACTCTTTTTCGGTCTTAGAGAGCTTATTAAAGTGTTTATCAGGGCGATTAATACTATACCCTCTGTATCCTCTATTTTTAAAATGATATAGCAGTCTTGGTTTATTATTCTCCACCAATATTGGCATACCATAAAACACACAAGCCATTAATACTTCCT